AAGAACACCAACACCAGTTGAGAAAATGGAAATGCGTTCATTAAATTCTTTCCCATATTCATTGAAATTAACTGATTTTTGGTCCGAAAAAGAAGGTCAGTATGATGTTATGAATGTTGATAAGAAAAAAGAATATGTGTTAACAAAGGATGATATCAATAGAACATATAGCGATAGCGAAATAAAAAGAAGTTTCGATGTTGGGTATGAAGAAGAAGATATTTAAAAAAAAAAGACTAAGAAATTAGTCTTTTTTTTTTTGATTATGTTTTTAATAAAAAAAAAAGTAGTAAGTTTGTTGAAATAATTAGAAACAGGGTATTGACTTTTTTAAAAAAAAGATTACATTTGTGTCAATTAAACATAACATAACATTCAAATTAAACATTAACAAATGAGTGAAGTAAACAATCCAGCATTACAAGCGATGCTAGACCAGTATGAAAAAAATACTGCGAAAACAACAGCTAAAACAACAACTGATTTTAATCTAGAAAATTATTTCAGTACTTTCCTTCCAAAGGATAAAGAAACAGGTCAAAAGGTAGTTAGAGTATTACCACCATCAGATGGTTCAACACCATTCGTTGAAGTTTATGGCCACTCAATTAAAATTAACGGTGAATTTAAAACATTCATGTGTTTAAAACACATGGAAGGTAAACCATGTCCGTTTTGTGAGGCCAATGAAGCACTTAGAGCAACAGGAACACCAGCCGATAAAGAATTAGCTAAGAATTACAGTTCAAGAAAGATGTATGTTCTAAAAGTTATTGATAGAGAGAATGAAGCATTTGGTCCAAAGTTTTGGAGATTTAAGCATGACTATCGTAATTCAGGAACAATGGATAAAATCATGGCTATTGTAAGAGCAATGCAAATAAATATTGCTGATGTTCAAAATGGTATTGATTTAACTATCATGTTAGCTAAAGACCAAAATAAAAATACGGTTATTCAAAGTATTGTACCAGGTATGCCAAAACCATTACACGCTGACCAAAGTATTATTGATAAATGGGTTAATGACCCTAAAACATGGAGAGACGTTTATGCTATTAAGAGTTATGATTATTTGGAAATCATAGTTACTGGTGGTGAACCAGTGTTTGATAAAACACTTAATAAGTATGTGGCTAAGGCTTCACAAGAAGCAACTGCAACTGAAGAAAATAGACTTTCATCAGAATTAACGGCTGGATTAGAAACACATAAGACAACTATGATGAATACAACTTCAGAACCTGAGGTTACTATTGAATCAGAAAATGACTTGCCCTTTTAATTTAAGGTAAAATAAATAAGAGGATAGTAATTAGGAATAGTTATTATCCTCCCTAATACAAAACAATTATGGGTAAAGTACCAAAGAAAAAAATAGAGAAAAAAACATTTGACTTAGATGGGTTTAAAGATTCTGAAGGATTAAATAGAGATGTTAGAAATAAAGAATTAAGTTGGATACCATTATCTGAGGCTTTTTTTGATGCGTTAGGAATTCCAGGTATTCCAAGAGGTTATTTTACGAGTTTTAGAGGGTTTTCTAATACTGGTAAGTCAACTGCTATATATGAAGGTGTTGCTGGAGCGCAAAAAATAGGTGATTTACCTGTAATATTTGAAACAGAAGGTAATTGGAATTGGGAACACGCAAAAAATTGTGGTGTAGAATTTGAACAATTTGTTGATGAAGAAACTGGTGAAGTAAAACAAATAGGAAATTTCATATTTATGGATAGTAATGATTTATTACAAAAATATGAAAATTACGATTACGAGTCTTCAAAAACATTAACCAAAAGATTGAGACATGAGGTAGTTGTAGAAGATATAGCTAGATTTATGAATTATATATTAGACAAACAAGATGATGGTGAAATACCAATGAGTATAGCGTTTTTCTGGGATTCAGTTGGTTCTGTTAATTGTTTTAAAGGTGCTGTTAAGTCAGCTAGTAATAATCAATGGACTGCTGGTGCAATTAGTAACTGTTTTAAATCAATAGTTTACGGTAGAATACCAAATACTAAACGCATTGATATGCCATATACAAATACATTGGCTATTGTTCAACAAATTTGGTTGGATAATGAAAATAAGGTGGTTAAACATAAAGGCGGGGAGACATTTTTTAGTGCGCCACGTTTAATTATTCATTATGGTGGTATTTTAAGCCATAGTACATCAAAATTAAAAGCTACCTCTAAAGGTTTTGAATATCAATATGGTACTGAAACAAAAGTAAGATGCGAAAAAAATCACGTTAATGGTATTGAAAAGAAAGGTGTTATTGCATCCACACCACACGGTTATTGGAATCCAGATAAATTAGAAGAATACAAGACAAAATATAAATCACATATTTTATCTCATTTGGATGCTTCGATTGATGATTTTAATATCACTAAAGAACCAGATGGTAGACAAGAAGATTGAGTTATTAACCATTTAATTAAAATGTTTTGAACAAACGTCCACCAAGATACGGTGAAAAAATAGTAGAAAAGAAAAACACATTATTACTAGATAGTAATGCACTTTTTAAATTTGGATTTTATGGTGCAAAAGATGAGTATAATCATTTTGGTAAACCAATAGGTGGTGTATATCAATTCCTAACTGTATTAAGAAAACTAATGAACGAAACCTTATACCATAAGGTATTTGCGTTTTGGGATGGTGAATTTTCTGGTAAATTAAGGTATTTAATTTATGAACCATACAAGAGTGGTAGGGGTAAGGACTATATTAACGGTAGTCAACCAAAGGAACAATCAGAAGTAGAACAACAAGCTATAATAAGAAATTATTTAGAAGATTTATTCATTAGACAATTACAAGATAATGTAGTTGAATCTGACGATTTTATCGCATATTATTGTGGCTTAAAGCAAGATGAGGAAAACATAACTATATGTACAAACGATAGGGATATGTGTCAGCTCATTTCACCTAATGTAAGAATTTATTTTTGTGATTTAAAAAAGTATATCGATACTGAAAATTATTTTGATAATTTTGGTTATCATTATAAAAATGCCGCACTAATAAAAACAATAATTGGCGACACTTCAGACACTATAGTTGGTGTTAAGGGTGTTAAGTTGCAAACCCTTTTGAATTTATTTCCAACTTTAAAAACGGAGGTTCTTTCACTAGACGATATCATTATTTTAGCTAAAGAACAGGAGACCATTAGATTAGCTAATAAAAAAAAACCATTAAAAGCACTTACAAATATAATAAACGGAATAAATGACGGGGTACAAGGTAATAAGTTGTATGAAATAAATAATTTATTAGTAAATTTGTTGAACCCTATGATAACTGAGTCAGCAAAAGAAGCATTACATGAATTAATTGATGGTGAATTATCTGAAACAGATAGAGGATTAAAAAATGTATTACAAAGGTTTAAAGTAGATGGTTTAGAAAGAATGATAGGTCAAAATAGGTATCCAGAATATTTATTACCTTTTAAAAAATATATTGACAGAGAATTAAAAGAAACAACAGATTATGAATAACAGAGAAACACAAAAAACAGAAGAACAAAGGTTCGAATTCGGATTTTACATTAATGATAAAGTCATTTGTAAGAGACTATTTAACGTTAGAGATTATAACCCAAATGTATTAAAATCATTGGAATTAAGGGAATTAATGTTTAACATTATTAACACAGAATCAGAAGATGGTCATTTAGGTATTATACCAGAATATTTAAAGAATAAATCATTAGAATATTTATGGTCAAATTATGACCCATACTCAGAAACAAATTCAGAAATTTATAGAGGTGTTGATAAAGAAGATAATTATCAATTTGAAATTATTGTTGATAAAAAAATTGTGACAAAAGGTCAGTTCTCAGGTTCTTGGTTCCCACCAAAGGTTAGATATCAAGTGAATATAAAAGATTTAGTTCCAGATATTATGTCAGAAATTAGGAGTTTTTTTAGTCAAAAAGAATATAAAAAAAATTACGCTCAAGTAACACTTTAATTGTATTTATTTAAACATAAAGAATGAGTAAAATTGATAAAAATAATTTAGCATTCTTAGGGTTTGAGTTTCAATTAAAATTTGTGTTACAACTAATAATTGATAAGAAATTTGCTGATGATATTTTAGATATTGTTAATCCTAATTTTTTTGAAGACCAAAATCTAAGAATAATTGTTGCGGTAATAAAAGACGCATATGACCAGTATGGAACAACTCCAGATTTATCTGGTTTAGGAAGTAGGATTTTATCATTAGCAAATGATGATATTGAAAGAGATTTATTAATTGGCACCTTAAAAAAGGTTGAAGATATTGGAGTTATTGATGCTCCATACATCCAAGAAACATCTATGCTCTTTTGTAAAAGACAAGAGTTAAGAAAAGCAACTTTAGAAATAGAGAAGATAATTGAAAGTGGTGAATTAACTGATTTTTCAAAATGTGAAGAGATTCTTAAGAAAGCCTTAGATTATGGTTTACATCAAAATGAAGATGTAAGTCTTAGCGATATTGACGATATATTAGCAGATGATTATAGGACACCAATTCCAACTGGAATATTAGGTTTGGATATAATTATGGATGGTGGACTTGGTAGAGGTGAATTAGGTATTGTTTTGGCTCCATTTGGGGTGGGAAAAACAACGTTCTTAACCAAGGTTGCTAACACAGCAAAAGACTTGGGATATAATGTACTTCAAATATTCTTTGAAGACATGCCAAAGGCTATTTGGAGAAAACACTTAGCTTGTTGGTCTGGTCATGAATTAAATTCATTCAAAGACCATAAAGAAGAATTAACAGCTTTGGCTGAATTTAAAGATTCGGCACCTGGAATTCTTAAGTTAAAGAAATTCCCAAGCGATTCAACTACAATGCCAATCATAAAGCAATACATCAAGAAATGTATTTCGGATGGGTTTAAACCAGACATAGTTATATTAGACTACATTGATGTGGTTCAATCATCATCAAACGAATCAGATAATAATGTTGCTGAGGGTAAGATTATGCGTCAATATGAGGCAATGGCATCAGAATTTAACTTTGTGGCTTGGACTGCTGTACAATCAAACAGAGAAGGTGTTGGTGCTGAAGTTGTTGATGGTAAGAAAATGGGTGGGTCTATTAAGAAAGCTCAAATAGGACACTTTATTGTATCAATTGCCAAGACACTTGACCAAATGGATGAAGCGTTAGCTAATATAGCTATTATTAAATCTAGGTTTGGTAAGTCAGGTACTATATTTGAGAATATCAAATTTGATAATTCAAGAATTCAAATCGAAATAACTAGTAACGTTAAGCCAAAGACAAACAAAGAAATGGGTGAATCAAAAGATAAAAATGCTATTAATAGAGTAACCCAAATTTTGCAACAATCCAAAATGAAGAATTTTTTAGATAATTTAAAACCAACACAAAAAGAAGATGGAGAAGATACTTACCAATAACCCTAACAGGTTTGTTTTATACCCTATAGAACATAATGATATATGGGGGTTTTACCAACAACATGAAAATGCTTTTTGGACCGCAAAAGAAATTGATTTAACAGAAGATATAAGTCAATGGGATAATTTAACTGATAATGAAAAATACTTTATAAAAAATGTATTAGCTTTTTTTGCTGCAAGTGATGGTATAGTTAACGAAAACATTGCTTTGAATTTCATTAATGAAGTTCAATATACCGAAGCTAAGTTTTTCTATGGTTTTCAGATAATGATGGAAAATATTCATTCAGAAACTTATTCTTTATTGATAGATACCTATGTTAAGGATACTGAAGAAAAAAATAAATTATTTAATGGTATTGAAACACTACCAGCAGTTAAAAAGAAAGCTGAATGGGCTTTAAAATGGATTTCATCTGAATCATTTATTGAAAGATTAATTGCATTTGTTGCTGTAGAAGGTATATTTTTTTCAGGGTCATTCACATCAATTTTTTGGTTAAAATCTAGAGGTATATTACCAGGATTATCATCAGCAAATGCTCTGATATTCAAAGATGAGAATTTACATTGTGATTTTGCAATTCATTTATTAAATAATCATATTGAAAATAAACCTTCAGAGGCAAAAATAAAAGAAATATTATTATCTGCGTTAGAGATTGAAAAACAATTTGTAACAGATGCGTTATCTGTTTCATTAATTGGTATGAATTCTAATTTAATGAACCAATATTTAGAATATGTTGTCGACCAACTATTATATAAGTTGAATTGTCAGAAACATTTTAATAGTGAACAACCATTTAAGTTTATGGAACAAATAGCAATGGAGAGTAAGACTAATTTTTTTGAAAGAAGAGGTTTGGAGTATCAAAAAGCCAAGACAGATGAAAAAATAACATTTAGCGAAGATTTTTAATAATATGCTTAAAATAGAAAAAAGAGATGGTGGTTATGTTGCATTTAACCCAAAAAAAATACATGATAGAATTCGTAAAGCAGCAAAAGGCTTAAAAGTAAATGTAGACACAATAGCTATCAATGTAATGACTGCAATGCCAACAGAAGGGATTGTTAAAACAAGTCAAATTGACGAGGCAGCAGCTGGATTAGCATTTTCATATACAGCTAGCCATTATGATTATAGTTTATTAGCAGCCAATATAGCTATATCATCTTACAAGAAATCAATAAAAGATGGTTTTTATGGAACCATGATAAAGTTATCTGAAAGCAAGGTTGTAAATTCAAAATTAATTGAAATTATTGAAGAATATGGTGTTGACAAAGTAGAGTCTGCTATAGTACATGATAGAGATTTTAACTTTGATTATTTTGGTTGGAAATCATTACAAGAAACATACCTTCTAAAGAATTCGGATGGTGTATTGGTGGAAACACCACAATATATGTATATGAGAGTTGCTTTGTGGGTAACCAATTCATTTGAGGACGCAATTGATTATTATCATGAGTTATCCAATAAACTAATTTCATCAGCAACACCAATAACAATCAATAGTGGAACACATAACCCACAATTAGCATCATGTGTTCTTGTTTATAATAATGGTGATTCAAGAAATGGTCTTTTAAATACATTAAAAGATATTTCAGTATATTCATCAGATGCGGCTGGTATTGGTTTATCATTAAGTAACATTAGAAGCAAAGAATCTAAAATAGCAAAGTCTGGTGGAAACGCTGGTGGATTATTAAAATACGTTAAGATTGTTAATGAATCACTTAGATTCTTTAATCAACAAGGTAAAAGACCTGGTGCTGCTGCAATATATATCGAACCTTGGCATAAGGATATTATAGATTTGTTAGATATTAGAAAAAACAACGGAAAAGAAGAATTACGAGCTAGAGATGTATTCACTGCACTATGGTGCCCAGATAATTTCTTCAAAGCAGTTAAAGAAGATGGTGATTATTATTTATTTTGTCCAAATGATATAGTTAAAAATAAAATAAAACCATTACAAGAATGTTATGGTGAAGAATTTGAAAAAAATTATAATAAGGCTGTTGAATTAGGGTTAGGAATAAAAGTTAAAGCTTTAGATATTTGGAAGAAAGTGTACGAATCAATGGTTGAAACTGGTACACCTTACATGTTATCAAAAGATAATGTTAATAGAAAATCAAATCACAATAATATTGGGGTTATAAAATCTTCAAATCTTTGTTCAGAAATTTTGCAGTACACTGATGAAACAACCACTGCGATATGTAGTTTATCTTCATTAATATTAAAGAACTTTATAAAAAATGGTGAGTTTGATTTCAATAAATTAGGTGATTCAACTAGAAAAATAGTTAAGTCATTAAACAAAGTAATCGATATCAACCATTATTCAACAAAAAGAGGTGAGAAGGGTGGTAGAGAACAAAGAGCAATTGGTATTGGGGTTCAGGGGTTAGCCGATGTGTTTTTAATGTTAGATTTAGTATTTGATTCACCAGAAGCAAAACTATTGAATAAAAAAATATTTGAAACAATATACTACTACGGTTGGTTAGAGAGCATGGAGTTAGCTAAGAATAACACATTCAAGGTATATGATTATTTCGAAGGTAGTCCTATTCAAAATGGTGAATTTCAATTCAACTTAGCTGGATTAAGTGATAATGATTTA